CGCGCCTGCGGCGTGGTTTATTGAAGCTTATTAACTAAATGAATAGTTGTTAAAGCATTCACAGCCTCCCATTACAGGAGGTAGCCCCCCGTAGCATTGTTAAACTACGGGGATCCACCCTCGATTCAGCCTCAAACGTCGAGAGACGTTTCTGGTCGGGATCGAGCTTCTACCGGTTAGCTCCAATGAGCACACCGACTCGAGTACATGATTCCAATCATCAGTTCTGCAACTATTCACAGAACGCTCGAGACGCCACACAGGACTATGAAACCACTGATAGGCACGATGCCAATAGGCATCGCGCCACACAGAGACTTCATTGGCACTATACTCAGCAATCCCACCATGCTCACGGTTATTCGTTAAGAACAACTGCTTGCCGGTAAGGGAGCCGAGTCTATGCCTTAGTGTGTGGTAAGTAGAAACTGCAGCCTCTTCGTACCCTGCGATGCGCAAGCGCATGGCAATGTCCGAAAGCGACTGTAGATCCTTAACATGTTCGGCATCTATTGTAGTCTTCCATCGAACTGGGGTAACATCAACGCCATTAAAAGCGTCGACGCCACAGGATTCACGGAAGGCACCCCGATAAAAGGACTTTGTCCTATTAACGACCAACCCAAAGCTCTCAAGGTCATCTATGACCCTGGGAGCATAAAGGGAAGGAATTATGATGTCATCACCGAACACAAATACAGAGCCGGGATGATGAATCCCTTGACTCTGCAATGACGATACACATATGGCCCAGAAAACTAAACTCTGCACCGGAAACGTGGTTGCGTTCCCCATGGGAGCGTAGCAATGCAGATCCACAGCTTGGGAGCTTTCGCCCCCTATCCGTGGAACCACAACCTTCTGAGCTCGACAACACCCGAAGTGCTTATACTTCCTCCCAAAGAGGATCTGTACAAGCGGTTCGGAGATACGATCGGATGCCTCTTTCATGTCGATGGTGGCATAACGCCTACTTCGACTAGAGCAGAGGGCCACCCGGCCGTTTACCCGCTGATCATCAAAATGGATATGGCCATGGGGCCAAGGTCCATATGATCTTCTTAGAGAGGTAATACACCTCTCTAGCTCGCGTCTTAATCCTTGCTGGAGCCAAATGGCTTCAGCAGGGTGCACACATATCAGTCTTGGGCCTCTCGTGTCCTTAGGGACGGCGATAAGCTTAGCTGTTATGTGTGAATCATAGATACACTCGTCCCAACGCTCAAGGTGCTCCCTGTTATGATACAAGGAAAACCAATCGCTGAAGGGATAGAGATACTCTATGGTTTCATATCGGTGGGTCCACCTCTCTTTTGAGGTGGTAACTGCACCGGGTCCATGCGAGGGTCTAATACCCTCTGCATCGAACCGATACAACACCGACTGAACGTGACGACGAGTTCTGTCAAGGAGTGCCGGACTGACTCTTCCGAGATCAGCCCCGAACTCAGCAACAGAAGAATTAACATCCAAGAAGGCTTGGAATGCTTTCTCAGTGGTTTTGTTGTCATGTGTAACGGAGGCCTTATAGCAGAACAGAAGAAGCTGACGAAGGTAACGCAGTTTGTATGGATCACTAAGTGATCCAGCTGCGAGCCTCCTCAGTCCATTCGGAAACATATCTAACTGGACATCACTGCCCAGCTCGATACATTCCAAAATGTGCTTCTCTAGCTTAGGAGCCTCTATGAGACACCATTGTAGGTCAACATAAGATCCTCGTATTTCAGAGAATCCAGTGAGATTTGCTACATCTGCTAGCAGGCCATTGTATGTATGTTCTATAACGTGCATATGCATGGAAACCATGTCGGCCGTCTATTCTGACTTAAGACCAAGTTAAGCAGCCACTA